TAATGGCACTTTCTAAGATAACAAATGATGGAGTAACTGGGCTGTCTATTGATAGCACTGGTCGTGTGTTAATGCCTCAAAAACCTTTGCTTGTTGCTAAACTGACTACAGGGAATGACCAAGATAGCGTAAATCCATATACTTATGGTGCGTTAGACATTCATTGGGACGCTGTAGAAATTAATCAGGGTAATTGTTATTCATCATCAACAGGGGTTTTCACCTGTCCTGTAGATGGTATCTATAATGTTAGTTTTATGTATATAACAAATAACGATTTAGCCGCCCAAGTTGCATCTGGAATTTATAAAGAAGGGGTATTGCAAGCACAGGGCTATACTTATGCACATTCTACCGCCCACGAATTAGTTTCAGCATCCATTGATTTAGATTGTGTAGCAACAAACGAAATATCTGTAAGGTTAATTTCGGGCAACATATATATTGATACTGTAGGCACACATAACAATTTTTGTGTGAAGCTAGTGGGGTAATTATGGCTAATTATAAAGATATTAACGCAAATTGTTTTGCGCCTGACGCTAAAGAAACATCTGATGCTATCTTAAAAGCAACCGACTGGACACAGCTACCAAACAACGGTCTAACAGATTCTTGTGTTACAGCATTTAACGAGTATCGCACAGCTATCCGCACCATCCGGCGGACTAATCCAGACAACCCGACTTGGCCTGACGCGCCTAGCGAGGAGTGGGCATAATGGCATACATAGGAAAAACACCTGTAGGCGGTGGGTTTAATAAACTATCATTCCCTGCTGCCTCTGCTACAGACACCTACGCTCTTACGCTAGGTGGTTCAGCATACTTTCCAGAGACTGCAAATCATCTAATAGTATCTCTAAACGGTATTATTCAAGCCCCTCAGGACAGTTTCACAGTCAGTGGAAGCAATCTTGTATTTGCTGAAGCTTTGACTACTAACGACACAATAGATTTCATTGTGGCTCTTGGGGATGTATTTGATGTAGGTTCTGTGAGCGATGGAACAATCACAGCTAGTAAAATATCTAGCAACTTAATTCGTAACGGTATTCGTATCAACACAGGGACACTGTCAACAAACACAACTATTGCTGCGTCAGAACGGGGCATGATTGCTGGTGCGTTGACGATAGATAACAATGTTACACTTACAGTAAATGGGGAGCTTACAATTGTCTAAATTATATGTAAACAACATTTACTCTAAGACTGGTGCGTCAGAGGCTATTAATATTGACAGTGATGGGCGTGTGACTACACCAGCTAGGCCAGCGTTTTTAGCCTATAGAAATAGTGGGGCAAGTGCTACGCTAACCGAAGGAAATTACCATCAAATTTTTCCTTTTGATGCAGTTGAATTTGACATAGGTGGTAATTACAACACGACAAACTACAACTACGTTTGCCCTGTAGACGGTGTTTACTTTTTTGCTCTTAATGCACGGATTGATGGTGCTGGGGGTAATTATGTAAGGGGAATAATTTACAAAGGTGATGACGCCGCGACACAGACAAACCCCCACAGCCAACACGGAGATGCTTTATTTTCTATCAACGGGGCCTTTGCTACAAATTATGAAACCATAAATGTTTCTGGTGTTTTGCAATGTAGCGCAGGTGACAAGGTTACAGCAATGGGCGGTCATAACACTGACACGCTTATTTATCTTAGCGGTGAATCACAATTTAGCGGATTTTTAGTAGGTTAGGGGGCGGATATGGCATCAATAATTAATGTTGACCAAATCGGTCATAGTTCTTCAGGAACCACGGCACTTGAGATTGCAAGCAATGGTCTTGTTACACATCCTCAACGACCAATCTTTTCAGTGAGAGGTAATGGCGGTAGCACATCATTAACAGCGGCAGATACAAACTTTGATTATATAAGCACTTGGACAACTACAGACATCAACGTAGGCGGTCTGCTAAACGCAGGTGGATATGCACAAGTACCTACTGGATTTGGTGGTATCTACCAAATCACTTGGATTACTAACTCACAACAAGGTACTTTAAACTTCAATTCTGCAGAGATGCATCACTATGATGGGTCAACTTACACCAATTTGATGCGCCATTTTGGTAACAACGATTATTCAAATTACAGCACAGGCACCACGTTTTTCTATCAGTTAGACGAAGGTGACATAATCTATGCTGGATTCGATGACCGATATTCGGAACCTAGCGCAGAGGATGCCCGTAGTAACTTTTCAATGATGTTTGTGGGGTAATTAGATATGACAAGCATACTTAAAGTCTCTTCAATTCAAGACCCCCAAAACAGCAACACAGCGTTGTCTGTAGATAGCAGTGGGCGTACTCGTATTCATCAAAACTCCACCGCTACATCTAACTACGCAACATCAGGTGCTTGGGAAATATCTGGTGTTCCTGATTGGGCAAACAAAATAAAGTTTATAGGTTACAGGCTGTCTCCCGATACTGACGGCGACACTTACTTTAGGGTAACAGTTGGCGGCTCTGCTGTTCAAGGTACTGCATACAAATACTCACATGCTCGATTAAACAATGCAGCGGCAGTCGTAGTTACTGATAGAAGTGCTGGTCATTCTCAAATTCAAACCGAAGGCTTTGGTGCTGTTAATAATTTGTTTAACTGGATTATAGAAATCTATAAACTAGATACTAACATCTATAACTTTTCGGCAACTATAGCAAATCACACATACGGCACTTATTACATCGCTCAAGCTGGCACTATAGAAACAAGCGGTGCTATTGATGGCGTTCAGTTGATTGCTTCGGCTGGCAATTTTGACAGCGGCAAAGCACGGCTTTTCTGGGAGTAGATTGACATGGGATTAATACGTCTAAAATCAAGCAATTTTCCTAGTGGGTCTGTGTTGCAAACAGTATCCAACACACCTTTTTCTACAAATACTAATACTGCAAACTCTACTACCTCTGCAGTAGACGCTTCTGGGTTTTCAGCATCCATTACTCCAATAAGCACTTCTAGCAAAGTATTAGTAATGTTTACGGCAAGAGTTGATAATTCTAATGACACTAACGTTAACAACAGAGGTACTATCTGGCTTGCGAGAGGGTCAACTCTTATTGCATCAAGATTTGTTGGTGTTTATCAGGGCGATGGAAGTCCATCTAACAGAAACAATTATAATGCAGTGTCGCTTACCATACTAGATACTCCAGCAACGACTTCTTCAGTTACATACAAGATACAAACCGCATCTGCCGCTACATCAAATACAATGACTATCTATGGTGATATAAGTGATTATGAGCAAGCATCTCTTGTTTTGATGGAGATTGCTGGCTGATGCGACAGGTACAGGAAATCTCACCAGAACTGCGAGTAGCCTTAGACTTAGAAGCACACGAAAAAGAATGTGCAATACGTTACTCAGCCGTAGAAGAAAAACTATCTGGTCTCGACAAAAGATTGTGGAGACTGGAAGCAATGATTATGGGGTCAACTGTAATTATGGTTGGCCTTGCAGCTACCTTACTTACAAAACTGTAGGAGAAAGCCATGTTAGCGGAACTGGCGGCTGCTAATGCCGCATTTGCGATTATAAAGCAAACTCTATCGAATGGTAAGGAATTAGTTGACGCTGGCAAGGCTATCTCTCAGTACGTAGATGCCAAAGAAACTTTACAGTCTAAAGCCAACAAGAAGAAAAACTCTTTTTGGAATAAAGTTGGTGGTAACTCAGGTAGTGACCTAGAAGAATTTATGGCTTTAGAGAAACTTAAACAACAGGAAAACGAACTACGTGAGGCTATGCAGCTTTACGGTAGGGCAGGATTGTGGCAGGATTGGGTTAGGTTTCAGGCAGAAGCACGAACCCGTAGGATTGAAGAACAGAAACAAGCAGCAAAAGAGAAACAACAGTTTATTGACAACTGTGTTGTGGCTTTCTATTGGTCAGTTTGTATAGGATTAGGTCTAGCTGCACTAGGTATTATCTTGTGGGTTATTAAGGAGAGTATAAAGTGATACTAGGAGTAGTACAAGCCGTGGCTGGTCTAGCCAGTACATGGATGGAAGGTAAGGTTGAGACACAGAAAGCCAAAGTAGCAGTAGCAAAGAAGGTTGCTGCTGGTGAAATGGATTGGAACCAGACTATGGCAGAGGCTTCTGCGTCAAGCTGGAAGGATGAGTGGCTAACAATTTTGGTGAGCATACCCCTAATACTAGCTTTTACAGGGCATGAAGATATTGTTCAACGTGGCTTTGAGGCGTTAGACAGTATGCCAGACTTCTATAAAACTGCTGTAGGCGTTGTATTCGCAGCAAGCTTTGGTGTTCAACAACTTACTAAGATGTTCAAGAAATAGAGGTAACTATGAGCCTATACGAAAACATTAACAAACGTAAGAAAGCTGGTACTAGCAGACCTAAGAGTAAGTCTACTATCAGTGCTAAGTCTTACGCTAACATGAAAGCTGGTTTCCCTAAAAACACAGATAAGTATAAGAAAAAACCATGAACTATACCCAACTAATTCAACAACTTAAACGTCACGAAGGATTGAGGTTAAAGCCCTACAAATGCACAGCAGACAAGCTTACTATCGGTGTTGGAAGAAACTTGGAAGATGTAGGCATCTCAGAAGAAGAAGCAGAGATGTTGTTGATAAACGACATAGAGAGGGCAACAGACCAACTCATACTGACATTTCCTTGGACAGAAGACCTAGACACGGTACGTTTTCAAGCCCTTATCAACTTTACCTTCAACGTAGGGATAGGGACAGTAGGCAAGTTCGTAAACGCAATGGCTCTGCTAAAGGACGGAAAGTTCGATATGGCAGCAGAGGAGTTCCTCAATTCAAGATGGGCGAAGCAAGTAGGCCAACGCTCACAGGAAGTAGCTGAACAAATACGTACAGGAGAGTGGCAATGAACCAAAAACAACAGATGGATGATTTACACGCTGCTGTTACCGCTGACCTCTTGGCACGTGTACGTAGTGGGGAAGCCACTGCAAGTGAGCTTTCAGTAGCTGTCAAATTTTTGAAAGACAACGGTGCGTCACTAGATGTCATCACTGCTGAAAGCCCTATGGCTAACCTGCTTGAGAACCTACCGTTTGACGTAGCGGAGAGTGTACAGTGACTAAGGTAGAGAGAGAAGTTGCTGCAAGAATGAATGATAGTACAGAGATTACAATACCTTTACGTAATCTTGTATCTATGATTGCAGCAGCTAGTATTGCTACGTGGGCATACTTCGGCTTAACAGAACGGATTAGCTTTCTAGAACACAACCTTGAATTAACTATGCAAGAGGTTGAAGAAAATGATGAGTGGATTGATAACTTTCAACCACCTAAATCTGTGCAGGACACTGTTAGACGTGTACATGAGCTAGAAGTAGAAATAGAAAAGATGAAGACTTTTTTATCAGGGGGTAGGACATGAGAGGACATAATGCTAGTTTAACAGCTAAGAATGTTACACTTCCTGCTGACCAATCTTGGTTAAAAATACTAGACGATAACGTCACTCGTATGTACTTGTGTATACAAAATGACCACGATGCACACTCCATTACTGTAGGGTTTAGTGATAACAATACACCACCCACAACAGGGTTAAATATTAAAGGGTCAGCACAAGTAGGAGACCTTGATGCTACGTTTCAGTTTAATGTAGCACCTCTTAATGCTGTGTGGGCCAAAGTAAATGATGCTCACGCACATATTGTACAGGTGATATATGATGACTAAACACGTCTGCAAACACTGTAAGAATGTGCAGTACATACCCAAGCTATTTGAGGGTATTAAGCTACTATGCTTTGTATGTACAAATAAAATAGTGTTTAATCGCTCATAGAAGCTCACTGACAGGCCTTAGAGCCTTGAGAGGTATATACCCACCATGAAGCAGCAACAAGCCTTCCCTGAGGCTCTAAGAGACTTTAGGAACTTTACATACCTAGTATGGCAGCATCTTGGACTACCAGAGCCTACACCAGTACAGTACGACATTGCGAACTATCTGCAACACAGTCCCAAGCGTTGTATTATCGAAGCCTTTCGTGGTGTAGGTAAGTCTTATATTACTGCTGCCTACGTAGTTCACCAGCTACTGCTAGACCCACAGCTAAAGTTTATGGTTGTGTCAGCGTCTAAGGCACGTGCTGATGACTTCTCTACGTTTACACAGCGTATTATTATGGAACTGCCCATATGCCAGCATCTAGTGGCTAAAGAAGGGCAAAGATGGTCTAAGATAGCGTTTGATGTCGCACCAGCTAAAGCATCTGGTAGCCCTTCTGTAAAGAGTGTGGGTGTTACTGGACAGCTTACAGGTAGTCGTGCTGACATCATCATTGCTGATGACGTAGAAGTACCCAATAACTCTATGACACACATGATGCGTGAGAAGTTGTCAGAGACTGTTAAGGAATTTGACGCTGTTCTCAAGCCTGAGGGTAAGATTATCTATCTAGGTACGCCTCAAAACGAGATGAGCTTGTATAACGTGCTGTTGGGGCGTGGATACGACATGAGGGTATGGCCTGCACGGTATCCTACCCTAGAACGAGCAGAGAAGGCCTATGGGGGCAGGTTAGCACCTTTCCTGTATGAAACCCTACAAGAAAAGCTAGAGGCCGTGTACGGGCTTCCTACGGACGATAAACGATTTGACGACACAGACTTACTAGAAAGAGAACTAAGTTATGGTAGAAGCGGTTTTGCTCTGCAATTTATGCTGGATACTAGCCTCAGTGATGCAAATAAATATCCGCTTAAACTAAGTGACTTGATTGTATACTCATGTGATAAAGATTCTGCACCTGAAAAGATGGTGTATGGTATCATGAAGCCCATGTCAGACATTCCTAACGTGGGTTTAAGTGGCGATAAGTTCTATGCGCCAGAAGATACAGTAGGCAGGGCTGCATACACAGGCTCAGTGATGGCTATTGACCCATCAGGTAGAGGTAGTGACGAGACTGCTTACTCGATTGTGAAGATGTTGAATGGTTTCTTGTATGTTGTAGACTGTGGTGGTGTTGAGGGTGGTTACTCTGATACAACGCTACAGCATCTGACAGACTTGGCTAAGATACATCAAGTAAACACTGTGCTGATTGAGAGTAACTTTGGTGACGGGATGTTCACTGAGCTACTCAAGCCTTACATGTTGAAGACTTATCCAGTAACTCTGGAAGAGGTAAGGCACAATACACAGAAGGAACAGCGTATTATTGACACGTTAGAGCCTGTTATGAACCAGCATAGGTTAGTTATAGACCCTAAGGTAGTACAAAAGGACTATGACAGTGTACAGAACATGCCCCCTGAAAAGGGTATTAAGTACATGCTTACCTATCAGATGACTAGGATTACTAAACAACGTGGAGCATTAGCACATGACGATAGACTTGACGTTCTTGCTATGGCAGTGCAGTACTGGACAGAGCAGATGGCTGCTGATGCAGATACAGAAATACGAACAAGAAAAGAAGAACTACTTGATAATGAACTAGAAAAGTTCATGGGACACCTTAACATGGGACACAAAGATAGTCGTCAGGATGGGTGGATTCAAATCTAAAGTTACAACCTAGACAAGACCCCCTTTAACTATAGCTTTAAGTAGGGGGTCTTTTTACTTATGCTTCGGCTCAAAGATTAAGGCAAGATTATGGAAGTTATCTGGACTTTACTGCTTACTGTGTGTTCTGATGTCAGTTGTTTGACACAGGATGTACAATGGTTTGACACACAAGCAGCCTGTACTGAGATGAAGATAGTGCATGAAGAGTACCCACCTGATGGTCACTGGAAGTCAATAGACTTTGTATGTACAATCAAAGGTGCTACACAGACTTGACTGTCAGAAAAATGACAGAAAAATCTGAGGGGGTATATAATATTAGTAGATGCGCGATACCCCCACATACCTTATAATTATAACACGTCAAACAATGCTTGTCAATGTCAAACATTTGACAACAGTGTCATTAATTTGACGCAAAACATGTTCAACATTGTTTGACATGTGTCAGAATTTTGACATGTCTCTGTCTCTCTCTATCTGTTCTTGTTATGTTCTCAAACATGTCAAACAAACTAGAACATAACCAGAACATTCCTATATATAATTATAAGGTGTAAAAATTTTTTTAAAAATTGTGCATTTTTTTGTTGTGTTTATTTTCTGCCTATGCCATTATCAAATCATCGAAAGGGCAACGGTGTTAGCGCACATTCGATACGGTCAAAAGAGAGAGCATAAGCGATACGTTCAACCTTGCTAGACCATAGACTAAAGGCCAGCCTATAGGTCAATAGAATTAGGCTACACGATAGACTAGGATTGTTTTGGTAGTTTTCTACTAGTCTGTATGAGATATAACTGAAAACTACCACTGAATAAAAAAGACTTGACTATCGAATACGAATAAGAATAGACTAAAACAACATTGAGGCGGAGATAGCGTTAAAAGTTTACAAAGTTTAAGCGTACCAACGCAAGCCAAGTAAACTAGCTACCAAAGAGAAGCCTATAAATCCCATGTCAGTGAAAGGGCTGGCTATAGAGCTATGATTGAGTTACATAGTCAAAGGTCTGGTGCCAAGCTAGGCGTGGGCGGGATAGCAACCGTAAAAACGCCTAGCTATTACAAGGTGCAATGGTGCGCCTATGTAGCAAGGGAGTAAGCTATGAAAACCAAGACTATCAAACTATTCGGCAAGACTGTAGCAGTAGTAGGTAAGCGTCCACGGGTTAGCAAGTACCGTTTTGGTGTGAGCAGTGGTAGCACGTTTATGGGATTGCATACAGGCAAGGTTAGTCGGTACTTACATGTACCAATGTTTGCTAACCGTACGTTTGGCGGGGTTGCAGATATCAAACACACTTGACACATAGGGGACAACAGTGCTAGTTACTGTTGTACCTTGTAATAGCTAGGGAGTAGACAATGACTGTAGCAAACATACTGGCAATTTATAAGCTTGCCAATGCAGACGAAGTTAAGCATGGTATGACATGGTATCATGTGGCTAAGTGTGAATGTCAAAAGATGGCAGACAGGCACGACATACCATTGCATATTGCAGTGGGTGTAGTGGCGGCACTATCACCTAACAACAAGTGGGACAGAAACATAACCAATGCTGATGACTTGATAGGTGCGTTTATGCGTGGTGACCATATCGAATCGGTAAAGGTGAGTACATACCACACAATGAGAGCCAAGGCGTGGGGCATACTAGAGGCCATGCCAGACTATAGTGAGACCAAGACTATACTCAATGGGCAAAAGATAGTATGCTTTTATGAAAATATCATGGGCGAGGATACTTGCACCATTGATGGGCATGCCAGAAACATTGCGTATGGTGAGCGAGTAGGCTTGACAGATGACAAGACTAACATTGGCAAGAAAGAGTATGCCATGTTGCAAGATTTATATAGACATGCGGCAAAGCAATGTGGTATCAAAGCATATGAGATGCAAGCTATCACATGGGTGGCATGGCGTAGGATTCACAACATAGGGTAAGGACTGGAAAATGTTTATCATTGACTTAGTATTGATAATAGTGGTAATGCTTATAGGCATAGCACTAGGACTAGCAGGGTTGGCATATGCTGACATGATTAACCAAGCGTTTAAGGATTAGGACAATGAGAGTAACCAAAAGAATGTTAGAAGTTAGACTAGGCCGTATTAACAGGCGACTAGGTACAGACTATTGGCTAGGTAATGCGCCACACTATGGTGGCTGGCACATGACTGCCAACAAGGGTAGCACTATCATCTATGGTAGAGTACCACCAAGAGAGATGCTAACCTACCTTGACGGACTAATCACAGGCATGGACATGATGGAAGGGGCATACAAATGACACTAGTAATTAACAACAGAGACTATGACGCACCACAAGAACACCTTGTCGAATCACTAGGGGTGTTGCCCTATTGGGTGACTGAGGCTGTCTTGTTTCAAGAAGATAACCTAGAAGAATATCTAGAGAAGCGGTACGGCTACCCATTACACAAGTTCAATGGTACTGTGGCAGAAGGTGGCACATATAGCAGTGAGTATGACGAAGACCCTGACATGCCATATGTAGGCAAGATGCAGACGCACAAGGGTACAGTATACTTTTATCCGTATGCTATGGTAGCAATACCAACTGATGACGGTTACACAGTGACGAGGATGGACTAATGACTGGACATTGCATAGAAAAACCACCAGAAAAAACATGGGCTAGTGCCAAGCTATATCGGTGTGACTTATACGACACACGCTGGCCTGTATGCGGCACACGTTTAGTGTGGGTAGTAGTAGGCAGGAAGTGGGTGAGGTTTTGCACACCCATACAGCGAGACAAGTGGAAGATTAGACGCAGTGAGTGGGACAAGATACCAAGCGAGGAGTATATAAAATGAATAGGACTTTACAACTAGAAGTAGATGACAGACACAAGCTATCTATAGCACAGTCCATAGAGGATGGTGAAGTCAGGCATGAGGTAGCATTGATGCGCTACAAATATAACAACAAAGGCTATGATATTGTTGAGGTCATAGAGGTATATGACATACAGGAATTGTTTGACTTAATCTGTGAGGCATACAGTGGTGACTTCAGCATATGGGAAAACCAGTACGAGGTGCTGTTAGATTTAGACGTTGACAACGACAACCAACCTATGCTAGAACTTATCATAGACAACGACAGTGACTGGCCTGAGGATAGAGCAGATGACTAGTATGATTGGAACATGGGTGCTTGCCTGTATGGGTACGATAGCAACCGAATCAGTACAGCTAGAGATATGGTCAACACATGACAGACTGAGTGAGTGCCACATGGCATCAACTGAGCGAGGGTTAGACCATGTAAACCAGCAGTGCTATTGTGTGGAGAGGACTGATGACTAGACAAGAGTTTTGGGAATGGATGAAGACTTGCCCAGCAGGGGAGAACGCTGACCCATCGGGTTGGTTTCTAGCTGAAGACATGGGTGATGAGTGCCGTGTATTCTTTTACTTTAATGAGGATGAGGAGTAAGCCATGAAAGACAAGGCATACCTAGCGGCAGAGTTTGACTATTACATGATACCCAAAGAGGAAGACAGGATAAACTACTTAGCTAGTCTGTATGTAAAGCTTTACAATGCAGGGCTGATGGACTATAAAAACTATCCAGAAGAATTGTTTGGGGATGATGATGAGCATGTACATTGATACATACTGCAAGGATGTATACACTGACGACAGGCTAGTATCTACTGTCAAAAAATTGACAGAGTTACAGGTCAAGATACAGGATGCAGAGTGGGAAGGGCAAGACGTAGCTGTCATGAGACAGGAGCTACGCAGACTGAAGCAACAACATGAGGAGGGTGTAGAGTTTACACCAAGGTTCTAATGTGGGTGACACCAATACACAAGGCAGTGATGCAGACTAGACGGAGACAAAACATGGTAAACTATAAGCACCAAGAAAGACGCAACAAGTACGATGATGCCTACATTATGGGCTATCACAATGGCTATCATGGGTTGACTTATGACAACCAGTATGATAAGAAAGAGCAACCTCAGTATCATATCAAGTTTAAGATGGGGTATGTGCAGGGGGAATTGATGCGTACTAAAGAAGGGACAGAGCAATGAGCATGGGATATAAGAACTGTATGCACTGTAGTGGTGAGGCTGAAGCCTTGTACGCAGTGGATGGAATGATTGAGTACTACTGCCCTGAATGTCAGATGCAGTGGGCAGAAGAACCAGCAGTAATCAGTGAGACACCATTTCAAAAGTGGATGTTAGAAAACTATGGAGAGTATTGATGGATGCACTACTTCTAGTATGGATAACATGTATGCTTGCCATTGCAGTGGTTGGTATGTTAGGTGACTACGAAGCAGTAACAGGTGTACAGTTTGTAGTGATGTTGGCTGGTGTACTGGTCATTGGTATGGCAGGTATGATAGCCGTAGTTTAAGTATATAGTTAAAGGGGGTCTTATCTTGGTTGTAACTTTAGAAACAAACAAAGACCTATTTGAACACCAGCTTGAGTTAGAAGCAGACATGCTGACAGGTGGCATACAACGCTTCAGGAAAGCCAGAGACAGGGCTATCGAATCAGGCAGGGAGACACACATGCCACACGGTAGAGCCATTGTAGCACGTATCGTGGGCGATGTAGCACAGGGTGTACGAGAGTACCTAGCTAACCCAAGCAACCCATCACGTGACATAGCGTGGAAGCGTATCAACGAGATGGATGCAGAGCAGGTAGCATACTTGAGTGTGGTGTCCATGGTTGACAGCATCAGCAGGAAGAACACACTACTGTATGTAGCTCGTACCATTGGTACTAACATTGAGATGCAAGACAGGCTAGACAGGTGGATACATGCCGAAGGTAACGTAGCTCGTAACACAATCAAAGAAGCTATGAAGAAAGCCTATGGTGCTAGACGCTATGGCCTGACACACAAGATGAACAAGGACGGTTACGAAGAATCAGCATGGCTCAAGTCAGAGCGTGTGCATGTGGGCTTCAAGATGGTTGACCTAATCATACAGTGTACAGGTATCATCAAGCTAGACACACAACAGACTGAGCGTAAACGCAGAGCCACCTACGTTGTACCTACTGAGGGTACACTGGAATTTATACAGGCTTTCAATGAGTACATAGAGGTATCAAGACCACGCTACCTACCATGTGTGGTGACACCCAAGCAGTGGACAGATGTACAGGGTGGTGGGTATCATGGTCACGACATAGATGAACTACCAATAGTGAGGCGCAAATGAGTTTGAAGACACACCTACGCAGACTAAGAGAGCAGGACTTGTCGCAGGAGTATGCTTGTCTTAACTCTTTGCAACAAACTGAGTGGCGTATTAATCAATCGTTGTTGCAGGTTATACGTACCCTGTGGGACAACGGACAGGAATGGGGCAAGCTGCCAGCAAGGGATGATGTACCACTACCAGAGTACCCCTTCGACAGAGACCCCAAAGAGTTGACTGAGAGTGAGAGGGAATTGTTCCGTGCATGGTCACGACAGAGGAACCACATCTACTCCCTTAACAACCGAAGTGTGAGCAAGCGCATACAAGTAGAGAGAACCTTGCAGATTGCAGAACAGTTTGCACAGTACGACAGGTTCTACTATGTGTGGCAGAATGATTTCAGGTCACGCAAGTATGCAAGTAGCACCTTCCTCTCACCTCAGTCTGCTGATTGGAGTAAGGCACTGCTTGAGTTTGGCTATCCAATGCCCATCAAGAATTGGGATGATGCACGTTGGTTGTGTATTCATGGGGCTAATCTCTATGGCAATGACAAGGTAACTCTAGACCAGCGTGAGACATGGGCTTGGGAATACGCAGAGATGTGGGCGCATCGTGTTGTGTCCAACCCATACGAGTGTGGTGTGTGGCGTGAAGCTGACAAGCCATTCCAGTTCCTAGCTTGGTGTTACGAGATGTCAGGCCTGATGAAGCAGGGTTGGGGATACGAGACACGCCTACCTGTATCAGCAGATGGTAGTTGTAATGGATTGCAACACCTCTCTGCCATACTCAGGGACAGTCATGGTGGTGTAGCTACCAACCTTGTGCCATCAGACCTACCTCAAGACATCTACACACAGGTGGCAGACAAGACTATCGCACGTGTACAACAGGATGAAACAGAACTAGCACGTAAATGCTTGGCCTTTGGTATAGACAGGAAGCTTGCCAAGCGTCCAGTAATGATAGTACCGTACTCAGGTACACGTCACGCCTGTCGTGCCTACATAGAGGAAGCTATGCGAGAGAAGATAGACAGTGGTGGGGACAACCCATTCGGTGATGACTTGTTTGATGCGTCATCGTATCTGTCTAGACATGTGTGGGATTCAATCAGTGAGGTGATTGTATCTGCTCGTAAGGTGATGGACTACATCAAGGATGTGGCTGATGTGTATGCCAGCATGGGTAAGCACATGGAGTGGGTCACACCAACAGGATGGATTGTGTTACAACAGTATAGTGAGGTGCAACAAAAGAGAATCAAGACACACATCAATGGGGAGATAGTATCCTTATCCTTTCCCAGAGATAAACCAAACTCTGTGAACAGGCAGAGGACAGGGCTAGGCAGTAGCCCTAACTTTATCCACAGTCTGGATGCAGCAGCTATGACTAAGACAATCAACAAGGCTAACAAGCTAGGCATACAGGACTTTGCTATGGTGCATGACAGCTATGGTACACACAGTCCGATGATGCCCCTCTTGTCTGAGGTATTACGCGAAGAGTTTGTTGAGATGTATGAGCAACATGATGTCTTGACTGAGTTGAGACAACATGCTATAAGGGTACTTGGTACTGAAGATATACCAATGCCACCAGCTAGGGGTGAATTAAATTTGCGTGACATATTAGAATCACAATATTTCTTTGCGTGATTTCTAAAGTTACAACCTAGCCAACTACAACTAGCATAACAGGAGTTACAAAATATGCTGAAGATTAAAGGCAATGCAAAGTGGGCAAAAGTATTTGAAGCTGACTACCGTTTCGTACCAGAAGGTGAGTATTCAATTCAAGTAACCATGCCTGAAGAGCAAGCAGCAGAAGTGTGTGAACAGCTAGACAACATGGCGCAAGCCAAGCTTGCCGAAGCTGTCAAGGACAATCCAAAACTCAAGACTGTCCTGTCCACACGTAAGTCATACGAGGCAGAGACTGACGAGAACGGGAACCCAACTGGCAACCTGTTGTTCAAGGCCAAGATGAAGTCACGTATCAAGTCACGTGATGGTCAGACCTACACCCAACAGCCAATGGTTGTTGATGCCAAGCGTACCCCAATGCAGGGTAACACACTGGTAGGTAATGGTTCGCTGGTAAACATTGCAGTCGAGCCTATCCCATACGTGATGCAGTCCACCAAGCAGGTAGGTGTATCGCTTCGCCTCAAGGCAGTGCAGGTCATTGAACTTGTGGAGTATGGTGGGTCAGGTGCTTCGTCTATCTTCGATGAAGAGGATGGATACATTACAGCAGCAGTATCTAAGGATAACGCAGCAGATGTGTTCGCTTCAGAGGATGGTCAAGCTAATGCCAACGAAGGGGACTTTTGAGGCAAGGGTCATCAGTGACCTTGATGAACGTGGCGTTTCATATCAGTATGAGCCAGAGAAACTGGCCTACTATGTGGAGCGTCACTACATCCCTGACCTAGCAGTAGGCACTATGATTGTAGAACTGAAGGGATACTTCAGGCAGGACGCACAACGAAAGATGAAAGCTGTCAAGGCACAGCATCCACAGTTGGACGTGCGCTTCGTATTCCAAAAGGCTGACGCTACAATACAAGGAGCCAAGAAGAGAAAGGATGGGTCAAAGATGACCTGTGCAGAATGGGCAGAACGTAATGGTTTTCAATGGGCAGAAGGAACAGTACCTGAGGAGTGGATAAAATGACACCAGTACAGATTTTAGATAATGAAGACATAGTTAATCAAGTAGCAGATATTTACATGGCATGGCCTAAGAGAGAGTTAATAAGTGAAATCCTAGAGTACATGTCAGTTGATGACTTAAATAAAATAGCACAAGACTTTCAAGTGGATGTGAAACAATGAGTTTGATTGAAACAAAAGATGAACTAACAACTGAGATTACGTCAGAGGTTGATGTGATGGTAGACCTGTACTCAACAGGACTGTCCACCAGTATCTACATTGATGACGAACTATTCTCAGATGATGTGACATGGGAACAGATGGCAGAGAACATCCTTGAAGATATAAGGGATGATGTCTACGAGGCCGATGACATTGATGACATAGTACATGGATTACAGTACATCATAAATGAGATTATCAATGCAATCGGAAAGTGAGTTCGTAAGGCATGAAGCCTGTCCTCACTGTGGCAGTAGTGATGCCAATGCTTTATACACAAACGGCAATCACTACTGCTTCTCATGTGAGACACTAACTTATGCTGATAAATCAGAGGATGCGATGGCTTTGTTTGAGACAGATGGCACAGTGTTCCTTGACTTGGAGTTCCAAGAACTAACCAAGCGAGGTATCACCGAAAAGACTTGTAAGTTTTGGGGCTATGGTATCTCAACTTACAAAGGGCAGAAGGTACAGGTAGCTAACTATCGCTCACGTGATGGTCAGTTACAGGCACAGAAGGTACGCTTCCAGAGCAAGGACTTCTCTGTCATAGGTAGCATGAAGAATGTATCACTGTATGGTGAGCATCTATGGCGTGATGGTGGTAGGTTCATTACTATTACAGAGGGTGAACTTGATGCCCTCTCACTCAGTCAGGCCTTGGATAACAAGTGGCCTGTCGTATCGCTACCATCAGGCTGTACGTCAGCCAAGAAAGCGATAGGTAAATCTATCGAATGGTTATCAGGCTTTGAGTATATTGTACTTATGTTTGATAACGATGAGGCAGGACAGAAAGCAGCGAGAGAGTGTGCGTCTGTGTTGCCACCTAACAAGTGTAAGATAGCCACACTACCACTGAAGGATGCCAACGAGATGTTGGTAGCTGGACGTGTCGGTGAATTGATTGATGCGTTCTGGTCAGCTAAGACCTTCAGACCTGATGGTATCGTAGCTGGTACTGATGTCTGGGACTTGGTTATCAGTACTGATGACAAAGAATCAGTTGGCTATCCCTACGCTGGGGTGCAGGAGAAGACAGGTGGCTGTCGTAAGGGTGAGATTGTAACGCTCACTGCTGGTAGTGGCATAGGTAAGTCACAACTAGCAAGAGAGTTTGCACACAACTTCATTCGACATGGTAAGACGCTAGGCTACATAGCACTAGAGGAGAACGTAAAGCGTACTGCTTTGGGGTTGATGTCTATCGAACTTAACAAGCCACTACATCTGCATGGTAACGATGTACCTGAAGAGGATATGCGTCATGCTTTTGACAACACAGTTGGTTCTGGCAGGGTGTACCTGTATGACCATTGGGGCAGCACTGATAGCGATAACCTACTATCCAAGATACGCTACCTCGTTCATGGCTGTGGCTGTGAGTACATTGTCCTTGACCATATTAGTATCGTTGTATCTGGTCTTGAAGGGGGCGATGAGCGTAGGATAATCGACAACACTATGACCAAGCTACGTGCGTTGGTTGAGGAGTTGAACTGTGGGATGATACTCATCTCTCATCTGAAGCGTCCATCTGGTGACAGAGGACATGAGGATGGCGCACAGACTAGCATGTCTCAGCTACGTGGTAGTGCTGCGATTGGTCAACTCAGTGACATTGTAATAGGATTGGAAAGGAACCAACAAGACAAAGACAATTCAAACATCAGTCAGGTCAGAGTTCTAAAGAACAGATGGTCTGGCGATACAGGATTATGTTGTTCACTAGAATACATACCAGCTACTGGACGTATGACAGAGACATACTTCTCTGGTGAAGAGGATGACATAGAATTTTAGCTACTTTAGCTACTTTAGCTACTGCGGAGACAGAGCATGGAATACATATGGGATATTGAGGCTGACCACCTGCTGGATGAAGTAACTACAGTATGGTGTAATGTCTTCAGAAATATTGAGACAGATGAGGTACACACCTTTGACCCAACACAGACACAAGAAGCCATGGACTTTATGGACAGTGAGGTTACAACCCTCATTGGACACAACGTCTTTGACTATGACTTGCGTGTGATGAAGAAGCTACACGACTACACCTTCAAGGGTAACGTGATAGATACGTTGGTATACTCTAGAACTATCTGGCCTGATGTTAAAGAGATTGACTTCAAGCTTCATGCTAAAGGTTTACTACCACAGAAACTAATTGGTAGTCACAGCCTGAAAGCATGGGGACATAGACTAGGAGAATTAAAAGGTGATTACAATACTGGCAGCGAGAGCTTTGCAGCATACACCACTGACATGCTCGACTACTGCATCCAAGACACAGCAGTCACAGCAAAGTTATATCGTAAAATTACTGAAAAAAATTTTAGCAAAGAGGCACTAGACCTTGAGACTGAAATCCACACACTGCTGATACAACAGCAGGAACATGGGTTTGACTTCGATACCAAGTCTGCTCAGAAACTATATAGTAAACTAGCCCAGCGTAAAGCAGACATCGAAGCTGAGTTAGTCGAAACCTTTGAGCCTACTGTCGTAGAGCTAAAGACCAAGACAAAGACTATCCCATTCAACCCTGCGTCACGTCAACAGATTGGTGACAGGCTGATGAAGCGAGGCTGGAAGCCAGAGCTTATGACAGACAGTGGTTTGCCTAAGGTAGATGAGAATGTACTAGCTAGTATCGACATGCCAGAGGCTAGGTTACTGAGCGAGTACCTACTACTGAACAAACGTATCGGTCAAATAGCTACAGGTAAACAAGCGTGGCTGAAGATGGAGAAGGATGGTAAGGTACATGGTAGAGTTAATCACATGGGTGCTGTCACCTCTAGGTGTACACACTCAAACCCCAACATGGCACAGGTTCCTAGCGTTGGTTCACCCTATGGTGAGGAGTGTAGAGCCTTATTCAAAGCACCTGCTGGTTACAGTCTGTTGGGCAGTGATGCTTCTGGCCTTGAGTTGCGCTGTCTTGGGCATTACATGGCTGCTTATGATGACGGTGCTTACGCCAATACAGTAGTGACTGGTGACATACACACACAGAATCAGGAAGCTGCTGGTCTGCCTACTCGTTCCAATGCCAAGACATTTATCTATGGATTTTTGTATGGTTCAGGTGATGAGAAGACAGGCAAGATAATAGGCAAGGGTGCAAAGGAAGGTAAAGCAATCAAGAAGAAGTTCTTGTCAAAGCTACCTGCCCTCAAGTACCTACGTGATGCAGTGTCCAAAGCTGCTGACGAGCGTGGCTGGATTAAGGGATTGGATGGACGTATCATACCAATCAGGCATAGCCATGCTGCACTGAACACTTTACTACAAAGTGCTGGTGCTATAATCTGTAAGACATGGTACGTGTTCATAGCACGTGCTATCAAGGAAGCAAACTTGGACGCACAGATTGTAGCGTTCATTCATGACGAAGTACAACTAATAGTAAAGAAAGGTCAGGAAGATGAGACAGGCAGACTTATTCAGCAATGTATGCGAGATGTCGAACAGCACTTTGGATTCAGATGTCAACTCGACAGCGAGTACAAGTACGGAAGAAACTGGGCTGACACCCACTAAGAAGAACAGAAAGAAGTTTGACTTAGATTTAGAGTACGGTAAGGTTCGTGAAAAAATGGTTGCCGACATGCTTCAAGATAAAAAGATTGAAGTAAAGTCTGAGAGAGGTATGTGGATGCGTACTGGTAACATAGCTATTGAGTTTGAAAGTTATGGTAAACCTAGTGGTATTGCTGCTACTGAATCTGACTATTGGTTTCACAACCTGTGTGTAGAGGATGAGGTATTTGCTACGCTAGTATTCAAAACTGATAACTTAAAAAAGATTATCAGTCAGCTAGATTATGTGAAGGTTGTGAAGGGTGGAGATAATTGGGCATCAAAGATGTACCTGTTAAATCTTCAAAAGCTTTTCTCAAGTGATGTGTTTAAGGCGTTTAAGAATGGACTTTGATTTCTTCTTTAAGCTGGTACTGACTGCATCGTTCTTTGGTGTGAGCATTTGCTTGTGTATCAAGTGGGTTGTAGAATCATACCTAGATTACATACAAGTCAAGACTGGCATACGAGTGGCTACCATTCAGAGCATGAAAGATAGCTTGGAACTAGAAGAGAAGTTAAACAAGAGAGGTAATGACGATGACCCTACTGCTTATTGATGGTGACATCATAGCATACAAAGCAGCAGCATCAGCAGAAACACCCATTGATTGGGGTGATGGACTGTGGACGTTGCATAGCTTTGAACCTGACGTGGCGATACGTATCACTGACCAGATTACTAAGCTGGTTGATGAAGCACCTGTACAAGATTGCATCGTGGCTCTGTCAGACAAAGATAACTTTCGTAAAGAACTTGTCCCATACTACAAGGCTAATCGTAAGAACACACGCAAGCCTATGTTGTTGCAGTGGGCTAGACAATACATGATGGATAACTACAACACAATTATATACAGGAGATTAGAAGCTGATGATGTTCTTGGAATATTGGGTACATCAAACCCTGACACTATTATCTGGTCTGAAGACAAAGACCTACTCACTATACCAGCAAGGCATTGGATTAATGGTGAGGTGGTTACAATCACTGAAGCAGAAGCTAGTTACAATTTCTTTTTCCAAACTCTGGTTGGGGATAACACAGATAACTATAGCGGCTGTCCAACTGTTGGTCCCAAGACTGCTAATAAACTTCTGTCTTCTGGTTGCAGATGGGATACAGTGGTTGATGCGTTTAAGAGTAAAGGTCTATCTGAAGAAGTTGCCCTCGAAAACGCTAGGTTAGCACGTATCCTACGTGATGGTGAGTACAACACAGACACAGGAGAGGTCACACTATGGCAACCCACGAAGCCTATATGAGAGCTAAAGCATTAGAAGAGCAGTGGAAGAGTGAAGACAGGGACATGGTAAACAGTCCCCCACACTACACCACTGGTAAGATTGAGACATGGGACTACATCGTGGATGTGATTGGTGAGTATGAATCTATCTCTGTAGCTCATGCCCAAGTACTGAAGTATCTAGGCTCACGTCTGTGGAACAAGGAGAACCCTATCCAAGATGCTGAGAAAGCTAGGTGGTATCTAGATAAGATGATTGAACTGATGAAGAAAACAGATGGAGTGAACTGGTAATGATGAACTTTTATGAGTACCAACTTAACGCATTGAGGACAGCAGTATACCCTAAGAAGTATTCTATCTCATACCCTGCCTTGGGTCTAGCTGAAGAGGCAGGTGAGGTATGTGGTAAAATTGGTAAAATGATGCGTGATAACATTCCAATCCAAGACCAGAAGAAAGCCATTGCATCAGAAATGGGTGACGTACTGTGGATGCTTGCAGCACTAGCCCATGACTGTGGCCTGTCATTGCAGACCATTGCAGAGATGAACGCAGAGAAACTAAAGAAGCGACAGGAAAAGGGTACGCTACACGGAGAGGGAGATGACCGATAATGGATAGTTACCAATCGTATATACATGCCAGCCGATATGCACGATGGCTAGAAGATAAAGGAAGACGTGAGACTTGGGAAGAAACTGTAGACCGTTGGTGGAACTACATGACTGACAAGTTTCCAGCCCTTGAGCAGAGGCAGGATGTCAAGGTTGCTATCCATGACCTTGAGGTAGTACCATCTATGCGTACTATCATGACAGCAGGTGAGGCACTAGACCGTAACCAAGTAGCTGCATACAACTGTAGCTTCCTAGCTGTTGATGACCCCAAGGCTTTCGATGAAGCTCTGCTTGTACTCATGTGTGGTACAGGTGTAGGCTTCTCTGTCGAGCGTCAGTTCATCAGCAAGTTACCTGAAGTACCAGCAGAGTTACACGATACAGATGAGGTAGTCGTAGTAGCAGACAGCAAAGAGGGATGGGCAAAGGCACTACGTCAGATTATATCTCGCTTGTATGCTGGTGAGATACCTAAGTGGGATGTGTCTAAGGTACGTCCAGCAGGTGCAAGACTGAAGACATTCGGTGGACGTGCATCAGGTGCAGAGCCATTGGAGAACTTGTTTAAGTTTGCCATCAACACCTTTACCAAGGCAGCAGGACGTAAGCTCAACAGCCTTGAGTGCCATGACCTCATGTGTCAGGTAGCTGCTGCTGTAGTTGTGGGTGGTGTACGTAGGTCAGCCATGATTAGCCTGTCCAACCTGAGTGATGACCGTATGCGTCATGCTAAGATGGGTAACTGGTGGAATGACCAAGTAAACCGTAGCTATGCTAACAACTCTATCAGCTTTACTGAGAAGCCTGACATGGGTAGCTTCCTACGTGAGTGGACATCTATCTATGAATCTAAATCAGGTGAGCGTGGTATCTTCAACCGTGAGGCAGCTAAAGCAAAGGCTGTATCTATCGGACGTGAGGCACGTGATGACTTCGGTACTAACCCTTGTGGGGAGATTAGTCTACGCAGCAAGCAGTTCTGCAATCTGTCAGAGGTTATCATACGTGAGACTGATGGTGTCGGTGAGCTAGTAAAGAAGGTAGAGATTGCTACCATCATTGGTACAATCCAGT